ATCCTTGTATAGCTGCTTCCATCCGAAATGGTACGATAAGTACTCATTGGGGATCTGCTTAAGGACCGGTCCGAGACTAAAAATGGCGTCTCGTATCGTTCTATTAGTAGATAAGGAAGCGTACAGCTTGCCGAATGCCTTCAAGGACTCTTGCAGTGATGCAACAGACCTTGGGACATCGCGCAACTCAACTAGATTTCTGAACAGAGTATAAGATCGCTTATTAGGCGACCACTCTTTAAGCAAACCTGGTGCCTGCTTAGCAATAAGCTGGTCCAAGTAAGCGTATTCAGAAGTTCGAAGAGTATCCAAGGAGTTTTGGAAGAATACAGCAGCAGTCGGACCAATTTCCACCCGTGTGTGTTCCGTGCCCGTCGCTGAATTGTTGCCGGTACCACCGACAGCAACGCAGCTAGCGCTTGGAATACCCACAGCGGGATGGTAAATATATTGGTATCGATCATCAAGGGTAAGGTGCCTAGATGGTGAATTAATGTACGATTTGAAAAATCTCATCGTACCTTGTTCACTACCCATTAACCTTGTCCTAGAAGTAGTATCGATGATTTCATCGACCAAAGGTGGCTGCGTGGTAGTAGCCACTGACGTCGTGTTATCATAGATAATCGTACTTAAGTGGGCAGGACTCCAGCAAACACTTATATTCCTATAATTAGGAATCTGAGTTTTGCTTTCGTTATGCTTCCACGTTCGGATAGACCGCAACTGTAAAACAGAGGCTGTCGACCGCTTTCGAGTACGATTAGCAGGAGTAATGCGATGAGATGCAACCTTAAAGGGTGCTAACATGTCCAGCGCGAACGCTGAACTAAGTAGCAAACTCTTAGGTATGTACTTATACGCAAAACTCTCGATACCTGTTGCTGATTGAACGAGGGTTTCATAGCGATACTCATAAAACTTATGAGGATCATAATCGTCGGGTAAACCCCGGGTATCAAATCCGGGTAAACCTCTCAATTTTATCGCCATGTTCCCAAGTTCCCTCTCTGGTGTGAAAAGGCATCGTTCTGTTGAAATATACAGAACCGAATAGTGGACAAATCCACTAGTGG